TCTTTGGAGAGCTGCACAAGTGCTTTGGTTCGATTGGACTTAGTATTCTTAATAGTGGTGCTCTCATCCACGGCAACTATGCCCCGACTCCCGAACTTCTTGGCTAACCAGGTGCCGACATTACGTCCCTTAACTGTAGAAAAGATCTCGACGTTCATAACAAAGATTGTAATCCCTTCAAATTTATCCTTTATTGACTTGATCTCTCGCTCTTGCTCTTTGTTCGGATTACTTACCCACCGAATCACCCTATAATTAGCATCATCGGGAAAGTGCTGCGGTATCTCTCGTTCAATCCAATTACGATACACGCCTTTAGGAGCAATGATCAAGGCAAAATCAATCTCTCCTCGATCATACAGATGCACAATATTATCTATAAGAACCTTGGATTTACCTGTACCCATCTCCATAAATAGGGCAAAATATTTCTTGTCGTGGGAAACATCCAAAGCATCTAATTGATGCTTAAATGGTTTTGTTTTAAATTTATATTTGACAAGCTGTTTGTTTTCCATGTATAAGTTATATGTGTTGTATTAACCAATGTCAATTTAAACCTGAAGAGGAGATACTTATGGATGACATTTTAGAAGATATATTTGATGAAGGTGGAGCACTGGATTCAATAAACACTGAGACAACGAAAAACCTCAGTGGTTTAGTAAGACAGTTACGAGTAGTTGAGCAAGAAGTCGAGGATGCAGAAACGCACCTCAAAGCTCTTAAACAAGAGCGACAAAAACTATCCACACAAATGATTCCCGACTTGATGGATGAAATGGGCGTGGAGCGAGTGGACGTTGACGGACTTACTGTTACGAAAAAACAGATAGTGGCAGCATCCATTCCCGTTGATAAACGAGAAGAAGCCTTTGATTGGTTACGGGAGAGAGGACTCGACGACATTATTAAGAATGATGTGGTCTGTTCTTTTGGTCGTGGTCAAGATAATGCGGCCAAAGACGCTTTTTGGACGTTAAAGGACAAAGGTCTTGAGCCATCAACAAAAACGCACATACATCCGATGACGTTAAAAGCTTTCGTAAAGGATCGTGTAGAGCAAGGGCAAGAGATAGACTTTGATCTATTCGGTGCCTTTTTAACTAACGCAGTAGAAATCAAGAGGAAATAATGAATAAAGAGATAGTAGTAAAAGAAGATCAACTTCCAACAGATTTGTTGGACGAGATTACAGCGTCTGCAGGTGAAGGAACAACCTTTGATAGTTCCGAAATGCAGATACCATTTATACGGATAATACAGGCATTGTCCCCACAAGTACAAAAGAAAGACCCTGCATTTATTGCGGGTTCGGATCAAGGAGACGCTTTTAACACTGTTACTAACGAGCATTGGAATGGTGATGATGGTTTGATCGTTGTACCGTGCTATCAAGAGACTAAGTTTCTTGAGTTTGTACCGAGAGACAGTGGTGGTGGATTTATGGGAGAACTTGAGCCAAACAATCCCGATATCCAAAAGACAGAGCGTAAGGGTGCGAAAGAGGTTTTACCAAACGGAAACGAGTTGGTGAAGTCTGATCAGCATTATTGTCTTGTGCTCGACGAGAATGGAATGATGCAACCCGCTATTGTGGATATGAAATCATCTCAGCTAAAAGTTAGCCGACGATGGAAGACCCAAATAGCAATGCAGAAGATACAACACCCGAAGACCAAAGCGTTGTTAACTCCCGCTGTTTATGCAACTATGTGGAAACTCACTACGATACAAGAGAGTAACGATCAAGGCACATGGTTCAATTGGTCTGTAACGAAACATGGCTTAGTCCAAACTAGGGATATACTTGGTGAGGCAAAGCTCTTTAGAGAGCAAGTCATGAAGGGTGCGGTTAAGGCTGTTGATGAAACGGAGCCGCTTGAAAAAGACGACGTACCGTTTTAACTGCTAATTAACAGCCTTTGGTGGGGCACAGTTTTTGATACTGTCTTCCTTTTCTGTGTCCCACTTAATATGAACCATGTCAGTTATAACAAATTTCATGAATGCTTTTCGTGGCTCGGAAGAGGCACACGGACAAACGACAGTTGGTGCTGTTGGTCGAAATGGAAAGACCGAAGCCAATAGTCGAGTGGTTCGTGAGCCGTTGACCGAAGAACTCGTGACGAATCACCTTGAAGGAAAGCACGGAGTTGGGGCGATCCCAATCACCAAGGAGAACGAGTGTTACTTCGGGGCGATTGATATTGATCAGTATGACCTCGATCACAAAGGACTTATAGCAAAGATATTAAAATTTAAACTTCCCCTAGTCGTGTGTCGATCAAAGTCTGGGGGAGCACATTTGTTTTGTTTTCTGAAAGAACCGACACAAGCAAAGATATTTAGAGAATATTTAACGGAGATTGCAGGTGCTCTTGGTTATGCCAGAGCCGAAATCTTCCCGAAACAAGATAGTATCCTCTCTGAGAGGGGCGATGTGGGGAACTTTATTAACCTACCCTACTTCAAATCACAACAAACAATGCGATATGCCTTCGATGACAAAGGCAAAGCTATGACACTTGAGAAGTTCTTGGCTGTTGTCGAGAAGAAACGAACCTTTGTCGCTAGTCTTGAAAAGATAAACTACGGAGAAAGCCGTGAGGTTTTTGCTGACGGGCCGCCATGTTTACAAAACTATGTATCGGTGGGCAAGGTTGATAATAATAGAAACATCTTTTTATCTCAGTGTGCCCCGTACTGTAAGGCAAAGTATTCGGATAATTGGAAGAACTCTCTTGAAGAGATAAACCAAAGGCATTGTGCACCACCACTTCCCGCAAGTGAGTTGGTAAGTTTGCAGAACCAGTATCAGAAGAAGGATTACTTCTACCAGTGTAACATCGAGCCGAACTCGTCCTTCTGTAACAAAGAAGTATGCAAGTCCCGAAAGTATGGAATAGGAAACAAATCAGATCATGCAGCAGAACTCAGTGGACTTACTATTATGCTATCTGACCCCAAGCTTGTCTTCCTCGACGTAAACGGTGGCAGACTAGAGATAACAATGGATCATTTGCAGAACCAACATCTGTTTCAGAAAGCATGTATGGAGCAGTTGATGATGATGCCTTCAAAAATTAAAGAAACAGATTGGGTAACAAAGGTAAACGAGATGTTGAAACACGCTGTTCAACTAGAGGTTCCAAGGGAGCTAACAGTAGACGGACAGTTCTATGATCTTCTTGAAACCTTTTGCACGAGCCGTATCCGTGCTCAATCGTCGGAAGAACTATTTATGGGCAAGCCGTGGACAGAGGACGGAAAGACAATGTTCATGATCAATGGACTTATGGAGTTCCTACGGCAGAGAAACTTTGCCTCATTCACACGAGCACAGATACAAGAACGCTTGAAGGCATTGAATGACGACAGTGAATGTAATGGACATAAGAATCTTCGTAAACCCGATGGGGGCAGAACAACCTTGCGTGTATGGTGGGTTCCTGCTTTTGAAGGTGTCGAGGAGCAAGTAGAGGCAGAAGACAATGATATCCCGTTCTGAATTAATATTAGGTCCTCCAGGTTGTGGCAAAACACATACTCTTATTGAGATTGTCAGAGAAGCTCTGGCAAGGGGCGTGGCTCTTGATAGGATTGGTTATGTATCGTTTACTAGGAAAGCTATTAATGAAGCGATAGAGAGGGCGGGATCAGCGTTTAATCTTACCCCCGACGACTTACCTTATTTTCGTACCTTGCATTCCCTTGGATACCACGGTCTGGGTATGACCCAAGCCGATATGATGTCTCGTGAGGACTGGAAAGAGTTCTCCCGAATGATGGGTATGAACTTTGATGGGATTACCTCGTCTGATGCTGATGATGGATTGATCTTACCTCAAGGCAGAGATAATGACAGATATCTACGCATGATTGATCGAGCCACGCTTCGTTGTGCGTCCTTAAAAAAAGAGTTCAATGATCAAAGGAGTTACGATCTGCACTACTTTATGCTTGAGAAGATAGACAAGGCATTGAAGGAATATAAGTCTGACACGGGCAAGCTATCGTTTACAGATATGCTCTCGAAGTATGTCGAGCAGTGCTCTCCTCCTAAACTAGAGTTACTTATAGTGGATGAAGCACAAGACCTTGTACCGTTGCAATGGAAGATGGTTCTCAAGCTTGCAGGCAACTCCGAAAAAATATATTTTGCAGGAGACGATGACCAGGCGATCCACAGATGGGCAGGCGTAAATGTTGATTTGTTTATGCGATGCTCTGAGAAAGTCCGTGTGCTCGATCAAAGCTATCGACTACCAAGGTCAGCCTATGACATGGCGATGAATGTTGTGCACCGAATACGACATAGAAAACAAAAACATTTTAAATCTATGGATAGACAAGGAAGTGTATCGCATCATCTTGACACTTTTGATATAGACATGAGACAAGGTTCGTGGACCTTGATGTCTCGAACTAATTCTTTTGCCCGTGATGTGGCAGCAGACTTGAGGGAGCAAGGATTATTTTACGAGATCAAAGGCTATCCAAGTGTAAAGCTAGAGGTAGCGGAAGCGATAAAGATATGGGAAGGTCTGCAAAAAGGACGTGAGATAGGACTCCACGAGGTCAAAAGATTATATGAGCTTGCACCAAAGACGGGTGATGGAGCCGTAATCAAGCGAGGGATGTTGCCTTTGTTAGATGCGGAACCTCTCGACAGCACTTATACTTATGAATCTCTTGTGCAGAACCTAGGGTTGTTGGCACAGAAAGAAACAGATGCACTGGACATGCTTCGGTTGGGTAAGGACGAGCGGTATTATATCCGTGCTTTACTACGAAGGAACGAAGTGCTGACCGAAAGACCAAGATTGAAGGTTTCCACATTTCATGCAATGAAGGGTGGCGAGGACGACAATGTGGTGGTTCACTTGGACTCGACAAAGTCGTGTGTAACAAATCCCGATCAAGACGACGAACATCGTGTGTTCTATGTTGGGATAACAAGAGTGAAGAATAATCTTCATTTAATAGAGTCGCAAAAAAAATATAGGTATGATATATAATGGTTAAAAGAAAAGACGTATTAGAGCAGGCAGGCAACTTAATATCTAGCAAGAGAGCTAAGATATATGGGGATGCCAAATTAAATCACGAGCGGATCGCACAGTTTTGGTCGGTCATATTGGAGCAGAAGATTACAGTTGAGCAAGTATATCAATGTATGATTGCCGTAAAGATGTCGAGGTTAATTAACTCACCCAAACATTTAGATTCGTGGGTCGATATCGTTGGTTACGCAGCCCTTGCCGGTGAAGACAACGAATGGGATGAAGACGATGGCGAAGGATAGAAAAGACGGGGGCACGATTAGCTTCGAGGAGTATGGTCACGATCTAAGAACAAGTATGGATGTTCTTGACGTGGATTGGAACATACCCTCGGAATATCCAGACCTCCGACATTGCTCTCAGATAGCCGTGGACTTGGAAACAAGAGATCCTCACATAAAGGAACTAGGTCCTGGTTGGGCACGAAAAGATGGCAATATCATAGGAATCGCTGTTGCTACGGGCGATTATAAGGGTTATTTCCCTATAAGACATGCCAATGGTCACAACTTAGACCCTGATATGACGCTTAATTGGCTCAAAGATCAGATGAATACCCCTAACATCGCCAAGATAATGCACAATGCAACGTATGATGCAGGGTGGCTGAGAACCGAGGGCATCGAGGTAAAGGGCAAGATCATTGATACGATGGTTGCTGCTCCTTTGGTAAATGAGAATAGGTTTAGTTACAGCCTTAACAATCTTGGTCGAGACTATATAGATATGCGTAAGGATGAGAAACTTATGAGGGCTGCGGCACGAGACTTTGGTGTTGATCCAAAGAGCGACATGTGGCGATTACCCCCGAAGTTTGTAGGACCTTATGCCGAGCAAGATGCTCTTATGACCCTCAAGTTGTGGGAGCGATTGTCCATAGAGATTAGTCGAGGAGAGTTGGAGGATGTCTTTGACTTAGAGTCACGACTTATACCGCTTATGCTTGATATGCGAGAGCGAGGAGTACGCGTAGACTTAGACAAGGCAGAACAAGCCAAGAAGATGCTCAAAGCTCGCGTTTCCGAGCTAAAGAAGTTCATCAAAGACAAAACATCAGTAAACATAGAGCCGTGGGCAAACGCCTCTGTAGAGCACGTTTTTAAGTCACTTGACCTAACGTATCCCACCACAGAAAAAGGAGCACCCTCGTTTACCAAACAGTTCTTGCAGGCACATCCTCATGAAGTTGCCCAGGCTATTGTAAAACTACGCGAGGCTGACAAAGCCGATAGTACATTTATTGATAGTATCCTTCGATATGAGCACAAAGGTCGTATACATTGTGAGTTTCACCAGTTGCGATCTGATGATGGGGGGACTGTCACGGGTAGGTTTTCGTCGTCGAATCCAAATCTACAACAGATACCTGCCCGTGATCCCGAAATCAAAAAGCTCATCCGTGGCTTGTTCATACCCGAAGAGGGACAGAGGTGGGGTAGCTTTGACTATTCGTCTCAAGAGCCAAGGTTATTGGTGCATTATTGTTCGGTACTACGTCAGAGAGACAGACATCCTATGATTGATGAAGTGATTGACGAGTATCACAAAGGCGACGCTGACTTTCATCAGATGGTGGCAGACATGGCAGGCATCTCTCGTAAGGAAGCAAAGACCGTGAACCTAGGAATTATGTATGGTATGGGCGTGGGTAAGTTGGCTGCTCAACTTGTGCTATCTACAGAAGAAGCAAAAGCATTGATGGCAAAGTACCATCAGCGTGTTCCTTTTGTTAAGACCCTAGCCGAGCGTGTTATGCAGAGAGCTGCCAAGCATGGAAAGATTCGGACGATAGCAGGACGTTTATGCCGATTCGATATGTGGGAACCACGAAGTTTTGGCTATAAGAAGCCTTTGAAGCATGAGGATGCGGAGCGAGAGTATGGACCTATGATCCGTCGGGCGTTTACCTATAAGGCATTGAACCGATTGATCCAAGGTTCGGCAGCCGATCAAACAAAGAAAGCGATGGTAGATTGCTATGAAGAGGGTCTTGTGCCGTTGATTACAGTACATGATGAACTTTGTTTTTCTGTCGAGAGCGATGTGCAGGCACAAAAAATCAAAAAAATTATGGAAACGGGATTGGAGTTAGCGGTTCCTAGTAAAGTTGACCAGGATATCCAAGCTAACTGGGGGGACGTTGATTGAGTGTTTGAGCAACGGCTTGCGTTGCGGGATTCGGATTTACAATAGGATTAGTAGGATCAATAGTG